AGATACAGAAGAAGTTTCTGCATTAGAACATTTAAAAAGTATTAAAGAAATTGAACATAATTTCTTAAAAGAAAAAGAAAGTGTTAAATGAGAGAAATATTAGAATGGAGTTTACCAACATGTTTGGTAGCATTGTTGGTACCACCTCATTATAATACTATAGATTCATTTATTCTCTATGCTATTGTTTTAAATTTAGGAATGCTTTATACACTTCCAGAATAAAGTCTTTTTATTTTATATCCTTTATAATGCTCTGAAGTTCCTTTAAGAACTTTACAGAAATTAGAAGCAAACATATTATGATCTTTACACCATTTAGATAAGTTTCTAATTTCAAATTCCTTACCTTCTGGATCAGTAATAATAAAGTTTTGAGCTAATCTATCTCCTTGTTTTTGTTTACTATCTTTCATAATATTTTTTTGTTCTTCAGACCAAGGTTTACCTTTTCTTAAACCATTTTTCCATTCTTTTTTAAGCCTATCTGAAGTAACTTTTTTTCGTTCTTTTGTATGAGTAGAGCCTGTATTCTTTATAGCCAATGCTTCTAAAGCTGCTTTTTGTTTATCGGAGAATTTACCTTTCTTGGCTTTAGATATAGCTTCACCTACTGAAGGGTCACGAGGACCAGTATTTTTTCCTGTTTTAGCTAAAGAAATTTTTTGACCTACTGTTTTAATATGTTCTGGATACTTATGCCATAAATCTTTTACAGACCTTGTAAGATTATAGTATCTTGGAGTATCGTTTAAAGGTTTCATTTCAGAGATTTTCATCATTTGAAGATATTTTTCTTCTTCAATATGTAATTCAATTTTATCTGAATAAACTCTTTTGATTATTTTTCTTTTAAAGTTTTCTTTATGTCTGTTATAATCATTACGCATCCAATTAGATGAACATACATACCCATCGTTTTCGGTTCCCCAATGAGAACCTATATAATACATTTTTCTTACTTTATTATACCAGATATAAACGAATCCATACTTATCAGACATAAAAATACTCCTGTGAAAATATCATCAGGAGTATTTATTTCTTTTTTGTATGTTTTAGATAAGATTAGTAAATAAACCTTATCTAAAAATTGTATGTCTCACATAAGAAATTGTATGACCTACATAAGATTTGCGATTAACAGTCTGTTATAGAATACGTTAGAATCCTGAAGTAATGCACCCTGTGACACTGTTGCACCACCTGCAAATGGATTTGCTACCATACCATAACGAGTCTTGAATCCAAGCTTAGGCTGTAATGTGTTAGGATCAATAGCCTTTAGAAGCTGTAGAGGAATATAAGGACAATAGAAGACACCAGCATCAAATGCAGATGGTCCTTTGTAACCTACAACAATATAATCGCCTGTTGCATATGGATCAATATAAACCTTATAACGACCATTTAGAATACCAGCAAATGTGTTACCAGTGTCGTCAACAAGTAGATTGTTGCCTTCTAGACGAGGTGTGAATTGTAGAACACCGGCTGCTACTAGAGCAGAAGCTACGTTCGATGAACATAGTACGATGTTACCCTTACCACGACGTGTATTCTTGGCAATAGCGTTAGCTTCAAGATCAATACGGAACATTAGACCCTTGAACTTTTCAACCAACCAACGACCGTCAGAATCAACGTCAAGATCGAATTTACCGACTGTTGTTGTACCTGTCTGACAACCGACTGTAGCTGTTACTACAATTGTACGGATAACTTCACGATTAATTTCAGCAAGAATTTCTGTTGAAAGAATGTTTGTTAGTTCGCTTTCTGCATCAAGACCATGTACTGCCTTCAAGTCTTGTGCAAGTTCGATTGAGTATTCAGCCTTCAATGCACGTTCTTTAGCAATAACTGTAGTCTTTTCGATGCTTAGAGCCATTTCAGGGAATACAGAGTTACCATAACCAAGACCTTCGGCACCTGCTGTAGTCATACCACCAGCATAGTTATATGTGCTGTTACCAGCGTTATTAGAAATACCGGGAAGACCAGAAAGATTACCGTTAGCACCACCGGGAACGGTGTTATTAGCATAACCACCAGAGATAGTTGAACCAGCACCGTTTGAGGTCATGTTAGCACCGGGCCATGATGAATAACCAGTGTTAACTTCGTTATAGAAGTTTTCTGTACCAGTCATTGAACCATAACGTGAGCGTAGAGCAAAGATCAAGCCAGATGGACCAGTCATAGGCTGAACACCGCAAAGATCATATGCAATAAGATTAGGCATTGTACGACGTACAAGAGAAATCAAAATAGGATCGAAAGTATCAATATTACCTGAACCTGAAGTTGAAGATGATGCGCCCATGTTGTTTGTTGGGAATTCTTCTGTTAGAAGACCATGTTCAGCCTTGATGCGTTTTGCTTCTTCAAATACACCCATTGATTTGCTATTTTCAAGCATCTGAGCAAGAACGCCTGCACGAGTATTGTCAAGCTTGCCATACTTAGCTTCATCATTGAATACTTCATTATTAATTACAGGATTCCAAGTTTCCATTAATTCTTTACGTGACTTAACCATTTTTTTATTTCTCCTTGTTATTCTTTGTTTTATTTATATTTTATTAGATTTTAACATTAGATAGTTTGCGAGCAATAGCTTCAGCATAAGAATCATTACTATTCTTTACTGTTTCTTCTACTTTCAAACCTTCAGTAACTACATTAGAATTTGAATTCTTTTCTTTTAAGAATCCTTCTTTAATGTCCTTTACCTTATTCTTAAAGGTATCTTCGTTTTCAAACTCAATACCTTCGACAAGCTTTTTCAAACGATCTTTCTGTGTAATAGTTAAGCCTTCTGAAAAATTAGTAATAATTTCATTCTTCTTGAAATTCTTAATATTCTTTTGAGTTTCAATGTTTTCTTCGATCATTTCATTAATCTTTTCTTGTAGAGCTTCATTCTCTCCTACAAGCTTTTCAATAACATTGACTTTTTCTTCTGGAACATCAATATAATGTTCTTTAAATAGACCCTGAAGTTTATCAATGAATTCACCTACTAATTCATTACGTAACGATGATTCAATAGCTACTTCGTTGACCTTTAACCATTCTTCTGCTACATAATTCATATATGTATCAATACTTTCAATTAAAGATTCTGTAATAGACTGAGTATTTTCTTCTAGTCTCTTTTCATAATCTTCTTGTAGTTTTACTGCTTCTTCTGTAACACGAGCAATAACAGCAGCTTCAAAAAGATTAGTCATCTTTGTTTTTGCTTCTTCTGTAAGAGAGGTTTCTGCAAAGATAGCGTCCTGTTCATCTTTCTGTAAAGCAGGAATAACTGATTCCATTGCAGCAGAAGGTTTCATACGAACAGAAGCAGCATTCTTAGCAGCATCAGCATCTAGACCGGCTCTTGAACCTTCTCCACCGATTAAAGCCTGTTGATCATCAAAAAGCTTTGTAAGAGAAACCATGTCAACATTTGCAAGACCACCAAGGATAGCTCTAATCATATCTAGGCGAGTCTTTGGATTACCATCTGCCTGTTGACCGGGAGCAACATCTGCTGTAGAATGTGTTTTAATAGTTTCAGCAGCAGAACTATCTTCATCCAATTCTACTTCTTCAATTTCGTATTCATTACTTTCCATTAAAGCATCAAGATCATCTGTACTATAATTTTCTGTCATTTCATTATCCCATGTGATGGTAAGATTATTTTCATCAATTGGAGTAATAATACCACTTAGGTTAGAGTCCTTATTTGTGATCATTAATACTGTGTTTTTATTAGCCATTGTTTTCTCCTGAAATTCTATCTAATTTATTTATTGAAATATAATTTTTAAGTGTGTTTTTTTAGTTTGACCTATGTATTTCTTATTATTAACTAAGTTAGTTATAGAATAAATTATAGACATTTAATGTTGTTAAGCCACGCTTCAAAAATTTTAATTTTCTTTTCTTCTATTTCTTTTACAGATAATTTACTGATTTTATTTTTAAATTCTTCTGCTATCCAACCCATTTTTTCATCCCATATGTATTCACAATTTTCCATAATGCCTTTTACTAATGCACCATGAGCAGAAGGATCAGAAACAATGTCGCCAGCAGTAAGGATTTTAAATCCTTTTTGAACTTCAAGGATACCTTCTTCTAATTGTTTTAGATTACCCATACCACGAGAAGAGACGCCTAAAGTACCTCCTGATTCAAGAAGTCCCTTGACAGTATTACCCATTGGTGTACCAATAGTAATGATGGCCTTACCATGCCAATTAGGTCCGTCTTTCCACATTTCCACTAGACGATGCGATGCCTTTTGAAGGGATACTACTGGACCTTCTGGATGATCTAATTCACCCCATGCAGAACCTCCCTTTACTTTTTCTGTAATATATTCTTTTACAGCAGGATCATGCAACTCAGAACGATAAATTCTCTTATTTCTATTAGGAGAATCAAATTCTAAAAATAATCCTTTAATATAATGTTTACGACCTTCACCTTCGCCTTCAACAATCATTTGTACAGGATTAGTATCAATTAATTCAGTTAAAAGTTTCATTTACTTTTCTCCTTAGAATATGCGGCAATTGCCATTTCACGTCGTTTTTCAGGAGATTTTCCATTAAAACGAGGATCATCTGATGATTGAAAATCTTCAATCCACTTTTTAATTGGAGTATTAGGTCCTAATTTTTCTTCAATAGTAACAGATTCTTTATGGTGTTTTTCTTTATCTCTTTTACGTTTCTTTTCTGCTTCTTTTTCAAGATGTAAAAGTTCTTTTTCAACCTTTTCTGTTTCTTTATGAAATTTCTCGTTTTTATCTTCTTCGTGAAATTCTACAAGTTTTTTCTTCAAAAGAGACTTATAGTCAGTTCCTTCATGAGCCATCTTGGCAAACTTCTTTGCACCATACTTTTTACGACCAATAGATGCGGCAATAGCACCAGCAGCTTCCTTAGACTTGCCTTCGTCTTCAATCTTGCCTTCTAGTTTCTTAAATCCAATATGAGATTCTTGTACAGAAGGTTTAGTAAACCCTGATTTCATTTTGTCTTTATTATTAATAACACCCTTCACTCTTTTATTAAACATATTACTCTTATTTGTATCATCATCTATTGAATTATCTTTTGGTGATACAATAGGCTTAATTGTTTTAATAGTATCAATAGAAGAACCTTCTTCAATAGAGAAAGATTCTGAATCGAATCTGTTACTATATCTAGAAAGTAATTTTTTGTTTAATTCTTCACCGATCATTTCTTTTGTTACAAGTGAAACATGACCCTTGATAGTTCTAGGATAATACTTATCTAGTTCATCTTTTGGTCTTTCGATTGTAACCTTACCATGTTCGTCTACGCTTACAAACTTACCGCGAAATCCTGCACCACCTTTGGTACGAAGACCAAGATGTACATTATCACCGGGTTTAAATTCTT